CGTCGAGTAGTAAACGTGAGCCGTGCGCGTTTCGCCGGCATTTAACCGCACCGGGAAGACGAATTCGTCGGCGCTGCCGTCGCCGTCCAGGTCATCCTGTGACGGGGTGGGATAATCGGAGCGTAAGTTTGGGATATTTCGAGGTGTGGGCGAGGAGAAGTCGGGTGAGAACCGGGTGTTTTTCATCTTCGCGTGATGGCTTTGTTGCAAGTAGCGCAACACATTCCAGGCCGATAAGTGGATCGTACCTCGACAGTCGCAAAATCATGCCGCGGCGCTCCGAGCTTACGGTAGTCCTAGCGATCTGGCGAACCGGTCTGACCTCCCGCCGGCAAGCGTTCGATCTTAATAATGGCGTTGCGTTCCGCGACGCGCCATGTTCCACCCTCCGTAACATAATATCGGGCGCCCTCAAAGCCATCCTTCAGAAACTGCCTCCTGTAACTATTCATCACAGCGCGGCCATGATCGATGACCACGTACTGCACGGCGACATTTTCTTTATCGGAGCCCATGAGCATCACCCGAACTTCATCCGCCTTTCCAAACTTCAAGCTGAGACCCTCGACCCAGCACTGTCCGCACCTTCTAGCCATGCCATCAGCTAATTCGATCATCCGCGGAAACATAGGGGCCAGACTGGCGACCAGCTCGTTCTCGGACAGCAGCTTCTCCGTCGTATATTTCTTCGGCTTCTGGAAGGTCCTCGCTTCCTTCCCAAGCGCTGCCAGGACCTGGCTGCGGTTGAATCCGCGCTCGATGAGCCGGCCTTCAAATTCCAACCGCTCGGCGACAAGGAACCCCGGCACAATCTGCTCCGCTCCTCCGACCGACACCTGCTGTCCACAGCAAAGCGAAATTGCAGTACATATCAACCCAAGCAGTTTCATTCCGTTCCTCCAAATGAGACAAGTTGTTGAATCGGCAAACCATACTGACTACACGAGAATCGACGCGTTGGTGCGCGGCCTGGTAGAATTCATGAACCTATTTCCAGGGATACGAACGGTCTCATCTTGCGCTGGCCATGAGCCCCTTGCAGAGAGTTATGTGAGCTTCACCGCAGAAACACTTGCCGACCTGCGTCACTTCATTCGCGCCCTTCCTTTCATAAATGAGCGCTCCAAGATGTGGGCAAACAGGCCCGTGCATGAGGCCATCTACATCACGGTCGACAGGGATGTCTTCATCCTCCGCATACTCGGGTGGCCAGTCCGAAATGTCCACGAGAGGCTCATAGGCGAAATCGAGTGCAGCTTGGCTAACTGGCTTTCCGCAGGTAAGCATCAGCTTTCGTCCAATCGTGGTACCCATGGCAATGTGGGCAGAACACTCGCTGCCGTTCGATCTCGAGAGCCTTCCAAGAGACCCGATCGATAGTCCAATTCGTGTTCACTGGTTTCCGTGTCTGCGGGCAGCGAATCATCACGTTGTATTGCGTTTCTTCACCCGCTGGAGGCCGAATTGCTGGGCGGGCTGGATTCACCATTTCCTCTCCAAGCTTTTCTATCCTGGTTGCGGCCTCATTAAGCTCGTTCCGAACTTCGGGGATGTGGCGATATCTGCGCCATGCCTGAAAGAGCCGAAGCAACGCTGAAGGCACCTCGGTCTGACGGGCGGCCTCGGTAGCCAGCTCCATAAACAGCTTGCGCGTCTCCGGGCTGGAGTTTCGCTTACGCAATTCCGCTTGTAGGTCTTCGAGGACGTCGCGCGCGCGCTGTTGAAAAGCATCCTGATCAGCCCCCATCACTGCAGAAATAGCGGATTTCTCGAAATCTGTTTCAGCCAGTTTATACAGGCGAAGGATCACGCCGACGCTCGGGATGTTCCTTCCGCACTCATACCGGCTCACCATACCCTGACTGACCGACAGCATCTCGCCAAACTCGATCATCGTCTTATCGAGTCGCCTGCGGATCGCTCGGATGGCTGTCGCCAGGTCGGACAAGAATTACACTTCCCCCTTGAAAAGTTCTATGCACAAGTGCATAATATGAACATGGTCAACTTGACCAACAGCTTGAACACTCAGACCAATAGAAAAGACTATCACACCGAGCTGCGAATTCTGCTGTTGCGGCACGGCATAACGCAGCGAGAGCTGGCTCGCAGATTGAACGTTAGACCGGAATATTTGAACCGAGTTCTTCGCGGCCATCGCGCAGGATATGCGATTCGAAACCGCATGGTTCTCGAGTTCGGGTTTCCAACCTGGTTGCTCGATTCAGATGCCGCGAAGAAGGCCGCATGATGTCTCCCACTTCCGCCTTTGATTTTCAGCCGGCCGCGGCTACCGCGTCCATGAATATCTCCCAGTTTGTTTTTCAGGGGGTGAGATGACGGACTTAAAGACTCAGATCCTGATGACTATCCGCGGGTCCAAGAAATCCGTCGAGCAGCTCGCGGACGAACTCGGTTGCTCGGCGTCTCTGCTTTACCGCTACGGCCTGGAGGGAGAATCCGGCGCCGATCTCCCCTTGAAGCGCCTCATCCCGCTCATGCAGGCCACCGGGGACCATCGCATTCTACGGCACCTGAATTCACGGTGCGGATTCGTCACGGTCAGCCAGCCTCGCGTGAGGAAGCTGAAGGCGAAAGATCCTAAAGTCATTAACGAAATCCAGCGGAATTTCTCAGACCTCCTCGCGCAGTTCTGCAAGTTCGTCGACGTCGCGCCGGCCGACCAGGTTACCGAGCTGCTCGACGCCATCCATAAGCATGCCTGCGACGTCGCTGCGATGGACCGCGCGGCGCGCGACTGGCAGCAACAGGAGATGGAGTTCTGATGAGCATCGCGAACAACAGTACTATGCCGACCTGCTGGGCGCTGAAGTATACCGACGGACGTGGATTTCTGTCGTCGTCCGGCTGCTGGTTAGCTCCTTGGATCTTTTCCGATCGTGAGCAGGCCCGTAAGGCAGCCCGCGAAGTACGGGACGCGGGTCTGAAGTGCAAGCCGGTCCGGATCAAGATCGACGTGAGGTTCTGGGAGGTCAAGTAGTGGACGCCGCCGACAAAGTCCTGTTCGTTCTGAAGTTCGTCCGGGAGCGCGGCTGCGTTACCGGGCCGATGCTGACCGGGCAACCAGGTTGGAACAGGGCGCAGACCTGCCGGTACCTCAAGCACCTGAGCGAGCGGGGATGGCTGGAGCGTGTCAACGACTCGGGTCACCCACGTTACGTCCTCGGCCGGGAGGCCCTGGCACTCGGTTTTCCGGGAGAGGTCAGGATATGAAAACCGGTCAAGATGCCCGGTTTTCGGTTTGGGAAGTTCTTTGTTTTCAATAAATCGTTTTTTAAACCGGTCAAGTTGACCGGTTTTGGAGGATAGATGAGCGACGAGAAAAACGCCCTGATGATCGCCGGAGAGAGAATCGACGACCTGCCGGAAGAGGTAGTCGAGATCATGAAGATGATCGGCCGGCATGAAGCCTTCGGCATGATCGCGGGCAAGACTACAGCCGCCTGGGCAGAGTGCCTCAAGCGCCTCAAGGAAGCGAAGGCATACAAGGTCTTCAACCTCACCTGGGAAGAGTTCTGCCCGCGCCACTTGAGCATCAGCCGGGAAACGGCCGACCGCGTGATCCGGGACTACAACGAGTTCGGCGCAATGTACTTCGCGCTTAGCCAGGTGACTCGGATTTCCCGCGAGAACTACCGCCTGCTGGCCGGAAAGGTCACTGACGGACAGATCGACATCGGAGGCGAACTGATCCCGATCACGAAGGCGAATCAGCCGCGGATCGAAGAATACATCCGAAGCATCGAAGCCGAGCGCGAGAGGAAGACCGACGAAGCCTCCCACGCCAAGGCAGAAGCGACCAAGGCCAGGAAGGAACGCGACGAGGCCAGGAAGGCGGCGACGGCCGCGCGCGACAAACTGGCCGACATGCAGCGGGAGAAGGACAAACTCTTCCCGCATGCGGATGGCGATCATAGCCAGTTACTTCGCATTCAGAGCGGACTGGATCTCGCGTTCGCGCAGCTCACCGCGCTCGGAACCAAGGACGTCTCGGAAGAGAATCGCGGCCGGTTGATCGGCCTGATGGAGTACGCATTTCGGCAACTCGCGCAGATCGAACAGCCGATCCGCGAGAAGTTCGGCGTGGGATACAACCGCGCCGAGCCTATGGACGCGCTCAGCCTGGACATGTATCACCCCGAGTCCGGCGCCCGCAACCTCATGGCTGAATACATCGACAGTCAGAAGAACCAATGACAAGCTCCGTTCCACTTCAAGCGGTGCGCGACCTGGTCTGCGAGTTGGAGCAAGCGCAGGGCAGGCAGCGTGCTCACGTCAGGCGCCAGTTCATGAGCCTGTACGGCATATCCGATTCGACATTGAGTCGCGCACTGCACGAAGTGGGCTGGCGCGCGCACGAGCGCCGCGACCGCGGCGTTCGTCGCAAGCCTGTAGAAGATCAAGATCTGCAGCGATTGGCTGCAATTCAGCGGGCCTCGCTATCGTCCCGCAAGGGTGTGGTGATGCCGGCCTCGGATGCGATCGAAATCGCCGAGGACAGCGGCATCATCGAGCCGGGCCTGGTCAGCGAGAGCTTCTTCAACGGCTGGCTCCGCGATCACGAAGCCTCGCGCACCAATCAGAAGCGGCCGGAGCCGTACACCATATTGCGGAGCCTCGGGCCGAACCACGTTCACCAGGTCGACTTTTCTCTCGCGGTGCATTGGAAGATCTTTCAGGGACGGCCGGTATATGAGCACCTGGTCTACAAGAACAAACTTCCGAGCACCGGTGTTCCTCGCCTCTGGCGCCTGATCATAATTGACCACGCCACCGGCTGTTTCTTCCCGTACTACTCCGAATCAACCGGTGAAACGGTACAAGCCACGCTTGAAGGGCTTTACCGGGCCTGGTCAGCCAAATCCATCCGTGGAGAATCCGTCGAGAAGCTGTATCCGTTCCGCGGAGTGCCGCGGATCCTCATGGCCGATCGCGGTTCGGCGAACCAGGCGAAGATCACCTCGACCGTGCTCGAACGGCTCGGCGTGAAGTTGAACATCTGCCAGGGGGCACGCTCGAAAGGTTCGGTCGAAGGCTCACACAACTGGTGGGAGGAACACTTCGAAAGCCGGATGCGGCTGCAGATTCCCGAGTCGGTCGAGCAGCTCAACGAATGGGCCCTCGACTTCGCCATCAAGCTCTGCGCCGAAAAGCCGCACACGCGTTACGGCGCGGCCCGCTCGGCGATGTGGGCCTGGCATATCAACCGGCGCGAGGAAACCAAATTGCGCGAACTATCCTGCGACTTCGAGGCTTTCAAAGCGATTGCGATGAGCGAACCGCAACGATGCTTGGTGCGCGGGAGCCGAACCATCCGTTTCAAGACGCGCAACTACCGCGTGCCGGAAGCGATCCAGACCGGGCGCTACGTTGCGGTGCAGTACAGCCCGTTCGAATTTCCGAAGATTCTGATCCGCGAGGCCGATGTCGAATCCGCCCCTGCCTGGCTCTGTGAGCCGGTTGAGCTGGATGAGTTCGGATTTCCGCTGGACGCTCCGGTGATTGGCCTGGAATTCAAGTCGCACAAGCACACCGAAACGAAGCGCTTCATTGCGCAGGCCGACGAGATCGCCGGCGAGTACATTCAGGAACAATCGCTGAGAGTATTCGGGCATCACCGGGAGTCGATCGAGCCGATTGAGGGCCGGCAGCAGGGAGAGGACGTCCTGGCGGGTGTTGCCGCGGAAGAAGTTCGCATGACGCGCGTGCAGGCGCGCAATGCGGTGTTAGAAGCGCTCGGCCGGCAGTTCACGCGCGCCGAGGTCGAGTACATCAACTCGGTGCTCGGAGAAACGGTCACCGAACACGAGGTGGAGGCGGCGATCGCGGAGCTGCAGCGCGGCGTCGCCGGGAGAGTGTTGTCGTTTGCCGGAGGATCCAGATGACGTTGAAAGACGCTATCAGCCAGCACCGTCTCAGCTACCGCAGGTTTGCCCTGGAAGTGGGCATGAGCCCCGCGGCGCTGAGCCGGTTGCTGAACTATGGCGAGTATCCGGCGCGCCGCGATCGCGGCGACGTCATAACAGCCATTCACAGCGCGCTCGCCAAGCATGGCATCGACGCGCGCGCAATCGAAATTCCGCGCCGGGCGGTAGCTCCCGAAGCGGCACAGCCTTCGGCTCCGGCCGAAGCGGATTCATTGAGCACGGAGGATATCGATCTAATGCAACTGAGCCGGGAAGTGCTGAACCTTTTCGGCCTGCGCCAGAACCCGTTTCTGAACGACGTTGAGAATGATGAAGACGTCTTCAGGTACAAGGGCCACAACCAGGTAGAGCAGGCCATCCGCGAAGCGATAGAGCAACGCGGTTTCATCGCCGTGGCATCGCCAAGCGGCGCCGGGAAGACTACGATCTGGGACGGAATCGAGAGCGAGTTCTGCGCTCGTGAAGACACCGTCATCTGCAAGCCGCAAATCAAGGGCAAGGAAAAGCTCACGCCGGAGCACCTGGTGCGCGCGCTGATCTACGGCCTGTGCGGAGAGGACGTGAAGGTGCAACGCGACGCCGAGGATCGCGGCCGGCAGCTCTCGATCGCGCTGCGCAACATCAAGCACAGCACGATGGAACGCAAGGCGGTGCTCTACATCGATGATGCACACTTCTGCAGTGCATCGGTGCTCCGTCAACTGAAGACGTTCTATGAGGAGAAGATCGGCCGATACCGTTTGCTGGCGATTGTGCTGGTTGGCCTGCCGGTGCTCAAGAACAAACTGGCGGCGTTCCCCGAGATCGGCAACCGGATCCGCTTGGTGGAAGTGCCGCCCGTCCCGGTCCGGGATTACCTCGATTTCAAACTGCGCCGCGCTGGCGTGAGCATCGACAAGCTGTTCGACCAGGGCGGCCTCGAAGCCTTTCTGGACAGGTTCCGCCTCCCGAAGCGCCAGGCGCTCGGCTATCCCCTGGAGATCAACTCTCTGTGCATCCGCGCCATGGTGAAGCTGTTCGACAACGGCGCGCAGCCGGGCGAGAAGATCGGCCGCGAAATCATCGATCGCCTGCCTGGAGAGCGGGCCGAACGGAGGGCGGCATGATCAACATTATTCTGGCTGGCCTGTGCGTCTGTCTGGGAACGATGGCGTTCGCTACCTGGATGTCTCCCACGGCGGCGGCACACGTTGCCCTGCGGCTGCAAATGCGCTCCAACGCGCTGCGCGCGTCGCGGAGGCTATACCGCGCCGTCGAGCGCAATACGCAACGGAGGGCGGCATGAACTCGGTCCGTGAAGCAATCGCACTCAACGTTTTACTCGGATGGATTTTCAACGAGGCGCTCGGCGGAACCCATATCCCGACATCACAACAAGCCATGAAGGCCGCCGCTCTGCTTGCTGAAAAGGCGGGCAGGACAGGCGCGTGTTTCTACGCTCGGGAGAGTGTCGAAGCGAAATGGAATCGGAAAAACCCGCGGGTGTCCACAAAAGTGGAAGGAGAAATGTAGTGCTGAAGAACTGGAACGATTGCGACAACATGCTGCGCGAGATCGCTCTGATCGACATCGCCGTTAGCGAAGCCGATGGCACGCGCAAGCAGGCCATCCTCAACTCGGAGCTCGAGTACAAGAAGGCCACCGCGCCTTCGCTCGCGCGCCGCGAAACGCTCATCGAAGAGTTGGAGGGCTTCTACCGCTCCAAGCGCAAGGAGGTTGAGGTCGGAGGCCGGCGCTCGATCGATCTCAACTTCGGCCGCCTGGGCATGCGGCTCGGCAAGCCGACGCTGGCGCTGGCCAAGGGCTGGAAATGGGAGCGCGTATTGGAAGCGATCAAGGATCGCTGGGCGCGCAACGCGGAGATGTTGAAGGTCCTGGTAACCACCAAGGAGTCGGTGAACAAAGACGGTTTGAAGAGCCACCTCAACGAAGAAGCCATGGCGCAGGTCGGCTTGCGCCTGAAGCAGGGCGACGAGTTCTTCTTCGAGACGTATCCGGAGAAGGCCAAGCAAGCCGCCTGACGCAATGGAAGTCCTGATGAGTCACGACATGTACTTGCCGAATCGGCGGGCACCTCGCACGTTACGACCGTGCGGGGAGCCCTCCGCGGAGGTGCTGGACCGCCGTAGCGCCCAGTTCGTCGCACGCCGCGAGCGCGATCCACGCGCCACACGGAAGTTCCTGTCGTGGCTTTGGAAATACAACGAGTGTTGGATCTGCGGGGAAACCGGAGCGTGCCCGCATCGCGAGCCGGAAGTGGACCTGGCGCTCGCCGAAGCCCGCGCGCGCCGCGCGGAAGGAGGAAGAGATGCTCACAGAACAGACGCCGTTCAGCCGGTCGACCGCAAGGCCGGAACCCGAGGAAGTGATGCTGGCAAGCCTGATCTGGCGGCACCGCGGGAAAGACAATCCGATCAGCATCGCGCGGCTGCGCGAGCTGACCGGGTACAACGAGAGGCAGATCAAAGACCTGGTCGAGCAGCTCGTAGTAACGCACGGCATGCGGATCGGCGGCCGGCGCGGAGAGCCGGGCGGCTACTTCATTATCGAAACCGCCGAGGACCAGGCCGCCGCCGTACGGCCGTATAAGCTGCAAATCCTTGCGATGTGGAATCGGCTTCGCAAACTCGAAGAACCGCATTCCCTTCGCGAACTCTTGGGCCAACTGAAGCTGGAGGATTGATTGGAATGGCAAGACAAACGGAGGAAGGGATCATCTGGTGCAACGAAACTTGGAACCCTCTGCGCGGGTGCAGCCACGTTTCAGCCGGCTGCGATCACTGCTGGGCGGCCAGGATGGCCACGCGGCATGAGAGCAACCCACTGACCCCGCAGTTCCGGGGATTCGCCCGCGCCGGGCATTGGCTCGGGAAGGTGGCGCTGATCGAGTCGGAACTGGAGAAGCCGCTCCACTGGCGCAAGCCGAAGCGCGTCGCTGTTGGGCTCATGGGCGATCTGTTCCGGTTGCCGGATGCGGACATCGACCGGATCTTCGCGGTGATGGCTCTCTGCCCGCAGCACACGTTTCTGCTGCTCACGAAACAGGCGCGGAGAATGCAGGAATGGGCCACGTCGAAGCGTTGGCACTTCATCTGCGAATACAAACCGGGATACAGCGCAAGCGTTATCATGCCGCTGGAAAACGTCCGCTTCGGCGTTTCTGCCGAGGACCAGGTGACGCTCGAAGATCGGGTTCCGTGGTTGCTGAAGACCCCGGCCGCGCATCGTTGGCTGAGTCTTGAGCCGTTGCTCGGGCCGGTAAAATTCCTGCCGTCATGGATCGCTGGATATGACTACAGCGGAGGTTACGTCATGACGGCCCCGCGACTCGATCACGTTGTGGTCGGCGGCGAATCCGGCCCCGGCGCCAGGCCGATGCACCCCGACTGGGTTCGTCAAGTACGAGATCAATGCGTGGCGGCAGGTGTGCCGTTTTTGTTTAAGCAGTGGGGTGAGTTTGCTCCACGCGAGCAAAACCATCCAGACGGCCAGCCAATGATTCGCCTCACCGTTGCTGGGCGAAACGGCCAGGATCTCGCCAACGCTGGGGATGGCAGAGACGTTTGGATGCAGAGAGTCGGCAAGCGGGCCGCGGGCAGGATGTTGGACGGCCGGACTTGGGAGGGGAAATAGCATGGAGGCGGATACACAACAGCAGTCGACGATCGAGCGCCTGGAGCTCGAAAACCAGCGGCTACGCGATCTCGTGCGATATCAGCGCTGCGAGTTGCATGTCGCTGGCCTGATCAGCGAAGACGAATACGCCTCCCTGGCGCAGGACCACGGCGCCGTCGCCAGGCTTGAGAGCTATGACGGCATGCGGAAACGCCTCACCGAGCTTGAAAACCTGCTCGTCGACCGCGCTTCCCAGGCAGCTCACCCGGATATCAAGGTTCCGGCGGCACTCATTTGCCTTCCGGTGATCCGAGCCTGCGTCGTGGTTATGCGCTGCAGGAAAGCCGCGGAAGCACTCAATCTTCCATCCGTGGAGGGAATGTTCACGGCACTGGTCTACGCCCTCAACTTTGCCGACCAGGCGGAGATCGAGGGCCATAGGATCGCGACGATTCGTAAGCAAATACTCGACCTCGCGAACTACGTGCAGCTTGTTCACCGCACGTCAATCGTCAAGGGGGATCGCAATGCTTAATCCGTGGGTGCCGGGCCGGAATTCAGGACGGGACGTAACGCTGGACACCAGCCTCGGACAGGCGTTCGTGCGCCTTTCCATCGAGTGTCTGTCCGTGCTTCTGCTCAACGTCGTAGGAGCGTTCGCGCTGATCGCGATCGCGGTCTGGGTGATCGATCATGCCTGACGCGAAGATGTACCGCGTTATTTACGGCGTCTGTAAGCAGTGCGCCGTCGACAACGAGCTGCTGCATGACATCGTCCGCATGCGTTTCTCGAAGGACAGCCTAAAGAACCTGACGAAGCGCGAGTGCGCGCAACTGATCGACGGGTTGCGCGGGAAGGAACAGCGGTTCGGCCGGAGCGGTCATGCGCATACCGGCCGCGGAGCGGCGATGCAACAGGACGGCCGGAAGGACGCGGCAAACGGCGGGACGGAGTATCTGGTAAACGAACGGGAGCTTCGGATGCTTCGGGAGGTAGCTACTCTGCGAGGTTGGGATATGGACACCTTGGACCGTTTTATCCGGCGCCAACTGCGCGGCCGGGCAATCCGCACCATGGCCGATCTCAACAAAGTGCTCTGGCCATTGAAAGCAATGAACCGGCGCGACGGACTATCCGAGGCGAGGGGCTGAGCCATGGCGTTTCACTTCGATGAGAAACGAGACTCCTGGATCTGCGATGAACACGGCGAGATCGGCACGCCGGCATGGGTCCCCTGCTGGGCATGTTTTGGAGAAGGCGGTCAGGACGCGTATGAAGATGATCCCATCAACTATGCGCCTGGCGAAGAATGGGAAGAATGCGACGAGTGCCGTGGGGCGGGCGGTCACAAGGTCTGCCCGATCTGCAACGAGGACAATCCGGACGCGGAATTCTGAGGCGCACGATGAGCGAACCATACAGGATGAACCTCAACAGGGAGCTGGATCTGGAGCGGCAGTACAACGCGAAGTACATCGCTCACCTGGAACGTGCTCTGACGACTGAGCGCCGCCGCGTGCGGCAGATCCTGGCGACGGTGATGGTGGTTGTTGGCTTAGACTTCGTACGATGGCTGATTACCCGCGCGATCGGCAATTGAAGCTGACATTCGTTGCGCTGGATGAGACGATCGACGTCTTCACAGCGGCGCGAATGGCGCGCGTGTCGCCCGAGAGCATGCGCCGTTGGTGCGATCAGGGCATCGTTGTTGCGTACAAGCTGGTGGGCCGTTGGCGCATAGACCGCGAAGCGTTCTACACCTGGCTGCAGGCCCACCGCATTACCTGCCTTTCTAAGTAATTTTCCTTCCACAAAACGTTCAAAACGGTTAGACTCGCTTGCGGATTCCCGGCTAGTTTGGGGTCCGTGAAACCTTACTACGCAAGTTCCGGGATCACCATCTACCACGCCGACTGCCGCGAGGCCCTCGCAGGCCTGCGCGCGGAAAGCGTCGATGTGATCCTTACGGATCCACCCTATGGCATCCGGTATCAGAGCCGGAAGCGGCGGCAGCATCCCACACTGCCATCCAGCATCCAGGGAGACGACTCGCTGAACGCTCTGCGCGACGCGATGGCTTTTCTGGATCCGCTGTTGAAGCCGGACCGACACGCCTATGTTTTCGCGGCTCCGATGCGGATCGGAGAGGCCGCGCTGGCGGTCTCGGATTTCTGGCACTTGAAGAACGTCCTGATCTGGGACAAAGGCAACGCCGGATCCATGGGAGATTGCCTGGCCGGCTACTCGGTGAACTGGGAGGCCATCCTGTACGCTTCAAAAGGCAGGCGCCCGCTGGTGGGGCCCCGGCCACGCTGCATCTACCGATATGACTGGCAGGGATCGCGCGATCCGGTTCACCCGACCGTGAAGCCCGTCGCAGTGATGCGGTGGCTGCTGGCGAAGTCCAGCCAGGCGGGAGAGCTGGTTCTCGATCCGTTCATGGGGAGCGGGGTGGTGTTGCGCGCGGCGGCCGAGCTCGGCCGCAAGGCCATCGGCATCGAGATCGAGGAACGTTATTGCGAAGTCGCGGTGGAGCGGATTGAGAATTTCCGAAAGCTGAAAGAAAAACCTCCACAAAACCCACAAATTCCACAAAACGTTTAGACTCGGCGCGCCTTCTCGCTCCATACTGCAGGCTGATCGTATCCTCCGGCGGCGCAGGTGGAGGCCCGCAGCTACCGATGCGCAAGCATCGTGGGCCTCCACCCGCCTTTTCCGGCTTTAAAGGAGTCCGAGTGGCTGAAAAGTGTGGAATTCAAGATCTTCGGCGGGCGGTTCTACATTTCCTGGATGACACCGTCCTGTGCAAGGACGAAGAGGCGCGCACAAAGTTGGAAGACTTGGTTGTAGAGACCGGGCGCGCGTTCGCCGACGCGTTGCATCGCTATGCGCTGCAGCACGATCAAGGCACCGAGCCCACGGCTCCGGCTAAAGCGGTGACCGACATCCTGCGCGCCTATAACGAGATCAACCGGCGAGAGGTTGACATCGCCGCGATCGATTCCGTTCGAACTCCCGTATTGAAGGGCTGATCTGATGCCTGGCCTGAAGGAACTCGAACAGCTTTCGTCGAGTTATTCGCTCGCGCTGGCATTGCTGATCATTGCGGCGATCTCCCTCACCTACGCGCTGATCCGGCTGTACCGCGAGAACGGCCGCCTTTACGAGCGAATCCAGGCGCTGCTCGAAAAGCGCATTGAAGTGCTGGAGGGTGTCTTGGGCCGGAGGACGCATGTTGAGTAAACTAGCGCGCCAGGTCAGGGAATGGTGGTTTCTCCGGCGCTGCCGCACGTTGCGGAAGAAACTTCTGATCGCACAGCTCGAGATCGAGATGGAAGCGCTGGGGAGATTGTAGTGGCCTACGACACGCAAGCCCAGGAACTCGCCTTCAGCCTGTACGCGCGCGGCTGGTCGAAAGAGAAGTGCGTGCGCGAGATGCGGAAGGTCTATCCGGGCTTCGCGGGCTCCACGTTCGACGAGTGGGTGAAGAAGCTGGATTGGCCTGGGCGTCGGGCGGTGCTCGATCAGAAGCGGATGGAGTTCGAGGAGCTGTGCCAGGACACGTCGCGGCTTCTGGTTCTGGAACTGAACACGATCCGGGAGAAACTGTTCGACCAGATCAAGGCGGGCACCGTCGACGCGCAGACGGTCTATGCACACGCGCGCGTCGCCAAGCAAATCGCCGAGCTCACTCAGAAGCACCTCGACAAGCAGGACCTCCTGAAGCTGTCGATGGATCTGCTAACCTCCGCGTTCGAGACATTCCTATCGCGCGTACGCGAGCTGGACGGCATGGCTCCGTTGCTCGAAAAGCACGCTCAACAGATCGGGAAGATGGTCGCCGAGATCGGCGAACAGTTTGGGGAGGCGTAGCCGGTGCCGCGTAAAGCCACTCGCAAACCTGCTCTCGCTCCGGCCGATCTCGCCGCCCGCACCGAGCGGTTGCTGAAGGGAGCCAGACCCGGCGATCGCCTGACCAAGGAAGAGCGCATCGAGTGCGGCAGGACCGATTTCCAGTGGTTCTGCCGCTACTATCTGGCCGATTACTTTCTCTCCGAGCCGGCCTCGTTCCACAAAGAGCTATCCGACCTGGTCGACACCGAGAAACGCGTCGTGGTGGCGGCGCCGCGCGAGCATGCGAAGTCGACCGTGGTGAGCTTCGCAAAGCCGCTACAGGCAATCTGCTACCAGCTCGCCCATTTCATCGTCCTGTTCCGTGACAGCGCTGATGTCGCCAAGCTCTCCGTAGACGATATCCGCCAGGAGCTCGAATCGAACCAGCGCATCCTGGAAGACTTCGGCGATTTGATCGGCAAGCGCAAGTGGACGGAAGCCGAGTTCATTACCTCGAACGGAGTGAAGGTCCTTGGCCGTGGGCGCGGTTCGCCGGCGCGCGGTCTCCGGTTCAAGCAGTTCCGGCCGGACCTAGTCATTGTCGATGACATCGAAGACGACGAGAGCGTCGATTCGCGCACGCAGCGCGACAAGCTAGAGCGCTGGCTGAAGCGCGTTGTGCTGAATATCATCGGACCCGACGGCCGCTTCTTCATGGTGGGAACCGTGCTCCACCACGACAGCCTGTTGATGCGCCTGATGAAACAGGCGGACGTCTTCACCACCAGGTTGTGGAAGGCCATCCAGGATAACGGCAAGCCTCTGTGGCCCGCGCGCTGGCCCCTGGCTAGGTTGGAACAGAAGCGGTTGGAAATCGGCGCGCGCAACTTCGCGACCGAATTCATGAACGATCCGGCCAACGAGGAAGAGCAAATCTTCTCGCCCAACAACTGGCGCTATTTCACCGACGACGATGTTGCCGGTCTGAAGTTCGACATGGTGGGCGCGATCGACCCCGCGATCGGCCTGAAACAGAAGAACGACGATACGGCGATCGGCGTCGTCGGCGAGCGGGACGGGTACTACTACGTCCTGCGCGTGGTGATTAAGAAGCTCAAGATTCAGCAGCAGATTGCGCTGGTTCTGTCGACCTGCCGCGAGTTTCCGAACCTGTTGAAGTTTGGCTTCGAGACGATCGCGTATCAGGACGCGCTGAAGCAACTCGTCGAAGAAGAGTCGGCCAAAGCGAACCTGCAGGTTCCGGCCGTTCCGGTCGACGATATCAGCTCCGACAAGCTCCGGCGCATTTCGCGCCTGGCGCCGCTGGCCGAGCAAGGCCGCATCCTGTTCCCGCATCCGAGTTCGTCGTACTGGTCTCCGGACGTTCAGAAATGTCTGGATGAGTTCGAGGCCCTGGGCGTGTCGATGAACGCACACGACGACGGGCCGGACATGGTTGAGCGCGCGATATCGCTGCTGCGCGGCAAGCAGAACCGCAAGATCAAGGCGAGGTTGCTGTGAAGATACAAGCGTTCCTTCTCGATTCCGCGTCAGGCCAGGTCTGCAAGATCGATGCTCCGCTGCTGATGGCCGCCCGCCAGGAGGTGAGCGAATACCACCAGGTGGTGAAGTCCATCTCGGATCAGAAGGGCAGCCGCCGCCTGCGCGAGAAGTACGGAACACAGATCGACGGCGTCAAGTGTGCTTCGCGGCCGTTCGACCTGGCGCTCTACGCTTACGCAACCACGCTGAACACCTACCATGCGCGGGCCGTGCGGGCCAAGGCGAAGGACATCGTGGGGCGTCCCTGGAAGATTGCCGGAGACGGGCCGCAAGCGGCGAAGGACCGCATCACGGACTTTTTCCGCCATGCTTTCGGCCGCAAGACGTTTGCCGAGGGAATGGGCTGCGTATGGTCGGACTATGAGGCCCTGGGTAACGGCTACCTGGAGGTGATCCCGAACCAGAAAGGCGAGCCCGCCGAACTGGCCCACGTTCCGGCGACAGAGGTCTGGATCCGGCTGGATGAGCTCGGCTTCGTTCAACAGAAGAACGCCGAGTATGCGCACTTCCGGGCCTACGGCGTCGAGGATGATAGGTACCCGAAGGAAGGCGACAACGATCCTCTGGCCGCGAACAAGGCCTTCACTTCGCTGATCCACTTCTCGCGTTATTCGCCGTGGTCGCCGTACTACGGCATACCTTCCGTCATGCCGGCGTGGAACGCCCTGACCTTGATGACTCTGGTAGCGGAGTTCAACCTGCAGTTCTTCTCGAACAATGCGATACCGGACTACGCGGTGATCCTCGAAGGCGAGTCGGCCGAGGGAGCCGTCGACACCATCAAGGAGTATTTCACGAAGCACCTGAAGGGCCAGGCGCACAAGACGATGGTCCTTGAGACTCCGAGCGGCGGTAAGGTGCGGTTCGAGAAGCTGACCTCGGACGCGGCGCGCGAGGCGTCGTTCCGCCTGCTGCGCCAGGACTGCCGGGACGAACTGGTTCATGCGCACGGCGTGCCGCCGCAAAAGATAGGCATCGTCGAAACAGGTAAGCTCGGCGGAAATCTGGCAAGCGAGCAGATCGAGGAATACAAGAACTCGATCGTCACACCAGGACAGGAACAGGTTGTCACCCGGCTGAACGAAATCATCGAGCGCGGGTTCACGACGACGAATCTGCGCTTTGAGTTCGAACCGTATGACACCGAGGACCGCAAGAAGAACGCCGATGTCGATGCGGCCTACCTCGACCGCCGCGTGTTGACCCCGAACGAGGTGAGGAGCCAGCGGTATCCGGATCTGAAGCCTCTCGCCGGCGGGGACGATCCGATCGCGGCGCCAGCGACGTCCGATTTGCTCGGTATTGACGAAGCGTTGAAGGAGATGCAGCGCGATATCCGCCAGGCGGTGCCCAAGTGAGTTGCCCTCTCCATCTCGCCCGCATGTTCAACGCGACGGCGCGTTGCCTGCGGAAGGTCGGCCGGTCCCGGCGTTTCGATCGTGTTCGCGCTTCCAAGCCGCTCTACGTCCGGGTAGACGGCTACTGGCAGGATGGCCTGGACGCCCTGTGGGCTTACATGGCGCAGGGAGAGCGCTGGGAAAAGCTGCAGCGCCACACGCGCCTGGCCGAGAAGTCCGTCTCCAAAGCTTTATCGGACGCCGATCGCAAGCTGCTCATGGACCTGCTCAGCAGCTACACCTATTTCGACGACGTTGAGACCGTCGCCGCGGCGATCGTGAAGGCGACGCGGTTTGACACATTCGAGGACGCGGCGAAGTTCGCGCTGGGGCAGCTCGGTGTCAAGGCCGCCGACTTCGAACTCCGCAACGAGCGGATCCGCGAGTTCCTGGAGTCACGCAAGTCAGCCGAGGTGATGGCGACGCGCCATCACCTCGACCAGGTGTTCGAGACGATCGTGAACAACTTCTACGAACTGGGTCGCAACCCGTTCGATAAGGAGTTCCTCGAGCAGCTCCGGAAAGATCTCGGCTACACGTCCACGTATGAAGCCAAGCGCTTCGCGCTGACCGAGACCGGCATCGCCAGCGAGTTGGCCCAGGTAGAGACCTACCGCCGCAACGGCGTGGTGCGGAAGCAGTGGAACATCCTGGGCGACAACACCCGCCCGACGCATGCCGTGCTCGACGGTGTCCAGGTGGAGATTGACGAGAAGTTCGACGTGGGAGGCTATGCCGCCGACCATCCGCTGGATCCAACGCTGCCGGCCGCGGAACTGGTGAATTGCCACTGCTGGCTCTCGCCGGTAGTCGATGACGACTACCAGATCGACCCGAGCCGGATCTGGGAGGGCGAATGAGGCCAGTCGACGCGGGGCGCTCAGGGCCCTTCCGGGCGGCATCTGCGCCCGTTGGGCGTGGGGAGTGTTTTGGAACGTTTTTAAACGGGTTTCCGCGCGAAGAGCGGGGTAACGTCGCATGAAGCAAATCACTTTGAAGGTCCAGGTAACGCGGAAGTCCGACGAATTGGGCATCTTGTGGGGTTACGCATCGGTGGCCGACGTCGTCGACCTCCAGGGGGATGTGGTCCCGCAAGAGGAGCTTTTCCGGGCGGTCTACCAGTTCATGGAGGACTACTACGCCGGCAACGCGGCGATCAAGGTCAACCACGACAAGCCGGCCAAGGCCGTACTGGTGGAGAGCACGTTCCACGTACTGGGGACCAACGCGGCCTGGTTCGTCGGCGTGAAGCTGCTCGACGAGGATTTACGCAAAGCGGCCCGCGAGGGCGAGATCTCGGGATTCTCGATCGGCGGCTGGGCCAACGACGATGCGGAGGCAACAGCGATGGGGAAGCTCAGCAACCTGCAGCTTGAAGAGTTTTCGATTGTCCGGGGAAGCGATGTACAGCCAGCGAACCCCGGAGCGAAGGTCTTGGCTTACAAGACCACAAAACGTCCAGTAGAGGAGAGCAACATGGCGAAAGACACAGCTCCGGCACCGAAAGCGAAATCGTTGGCCGGACAGATCGGCGACGCGGTGAAATCCGTGCTCGCCAAGGCACAGCAAACGCGGACCACGGCGAGTTCGTACACGTCGGAGTCACATTCAACCGAGACGATCGACGATGGCGGCGCGCCGGCGGCGAACGCTGCCGGCGACGGATCCACAACCATCGTGATCACCGACGCGGTAGAGAAAACTCAACCGGCTCCGGTGGCCAAGACGGAGCCGGCCGCCGCGCCCGCGGCATCCGGTGAAGACACTGTCGCCGCGGTCACAAAGGGGATCGAGCCGCTGGTAACCGTCGTCGACAAGCTCGACGAGCGGTTGACCGCGATCGAGAAGCGCAGCGTGGGATCGCAGCGCCTGAAGTCGGTCGGCGCGATTGGCGGCGACAACACGGGCGGGGCGAAGTTCGCGGAATTCGCAAAATATTTGGCGGCAGTGTCGGGCCTCACACCGGGCCAGCGGCTGACCAAGGCGACGATCTCCTCGAGCGGCTGGAGCTATGGCCTGGCGCTCGAAGAAGCCAAGGCCTTCATCGACTACGTCGTGGACCAGTCGGTGCTGCTCAAGAAGATCCGCACGGTCCAGATGAAGGCGCGCACCCAGAACATCGACAAGATCGGTCTCGGCGGAAAAGTCCTGGTAAAGGGCGTCGCCGGCACGGATCCGGGCGACACGGTTTCGATCTCCGGCCCGACCCAGGTGCAGTTGGTGACCTCCGAGGTGATCGGGATCGTGAGCGTCGGCGACGATGCGATCGAAGACAACATCGAGGGCGAAGCGTTCCTGCAACACTTGCTCACGATGATCGCCGCCAGCGCGGCAAATGAACTCGAACAGGCGGCGATCCACGGCGACACCGCCGTCTCCGACACCGGCATCCTGGACCGTTGGGACGGCTATTACAAGCTGGCCAAGGCTGCCAGCGCCCACGTCAGTGATGCCATGGATGACACCGACCGTTATTGGCCGGGCACCGACGGAGGCAAAGCGACCAAGCTGCTCAAGTCGCTGCCGTCGAAGTACCGGCAGGACACGCGCAACCTGGCGTGGCTGCTGAACAGCGACCTGTACCTCGATTACAACGAGATGCTGGCCGCGAAGGGGTACGGCGAAGCGTTCGCCAGTATCACCGGCGTACGCGACCTGCCTCTGCGTGGCATCCAGAACGTGCAGGTCCCGCTGATGAAGACGGATATGTCGTTCACCCATGAGGCGACGCCATATACCGATGGCACGATCGTCATGTTGACGGACCTGCGCAACCTCATTTTCGGCATTCAACGCGACATCCGCATCGAACCGTTCCGGCAGCCGCGCAAGCGCGCCACGGACTACGTGCTAACCATGCGCGCGGGCGTGCAGATCGAGAACGGCGATGGGATCGCCATTTACGACCACGCCAAAGTGAAGGCGTAGTTCACGCGACGTTCCCGGGCCGAGGGCACGCCTGGCTGTCAGGCGAGGTTCGGAGCCCAGGCAATCACTGGGAGGAGGCGGGGCGGCGGTTTCAGAGAATCGCCGCCCTGGCCCTAGGAATCGTCAATGCCGATCACGCTTTTACAAATCGCGCCTGGCTCGGTGAAGCCCGGAGATCAGATCACGCTCACCGGAACCGGTTTTGCGGCCGGCGCCGCCGTGATCTACCTGGGAACCGGGGTTCAGTACGCCGACACTCGGGCGTCGGTGGTTTCCGCGACGGAGATCACCTCGACCGTCCCCGACCTTCTGCTCGGCGTCGCCGGTTCTCTCGCGGTGAAGGTCCAGCTTGGCGAGGAATCCTCCAATGAACTGGCGCTCACTGTCCAGGCGCATCCTGCGGTCGACGAACCGTATCCGCTGTGTTCGCTTGGCCAGGTTCGGGAGTTTCTAGGTGTTGCGGCTAGTGAAACGTTGAACGACGCGAAATTGGCGTTTCTGATCAAGGTGGCCAGCGGGCAGATTTCCGGCGAATGCGGCCGAAACTTCAGCGTCCAGGCCTATACCGCCGAGCTTTACGACGGCGACGGGTCGAACCTGCTGGCACTACGGCGCTCGCCGGTGGTGAAAATCACGGCGCTCATGATCGGAGGCGAGTCCATCCCGGTCAACGAAGTCAAGGTCTATGAGCAGTTCCTGAAGTTCGACGACGGCGTTGAGTACAACCCGCGCCTGCGCTCGGCCTCACGCATATTTCCGCGCGGCGCTCAGAACATATCGGTCAGCTACGAGGCAGGTTATGCGACGGTCCCGGCCGAGATTTCGCACGCCTGCATCCTGCAGGTGATGTACCTCATGAACCTGGGCAACCGGCAGGGAGTCATCTCGGAGGGGAACAACAACGCGGGCACTACGACGACTTACGCCCAGGCGGCGCTGTGCCCGGCGGCGCGCGTCGCCTGCAATCGCTACCGGCGGCCAAAGGTGAGCATCGCATGACGGTGAAGTTCGAATGGGACAATCCGAACAAACTGGTCGAGCAGATCACTGAGCTGCTGCGCGCCAAGGGCCGCGCGATCGCGCGCGTGCCGGAGGCGGCCGTGCGGAGGGGCACCTTCGAGTTGCTGGCGATCGTACAGAAGCTCACGCCGAAGAAAACCAGCACGCTGGTGCGCAGTATCACGGCGAAAATTGAGCGTCTCGATGCGACGACAATCGAAGGCCGCGTCGGGACCTGGCTGAAATACGCCCCGTACGTGGAGTATGGAACGGGGATCCACGGCCCGGAGAAGAGGCCCATCCTGATCATGGCTCGCGCCAAACGCGGCCTGTTCTGGGGCGCCTATGACGCGGACGGGAAACCGATCATCCGGCGCAGCGTGAAGGTCCTGGGCATGAAGCCGCGTGCCATGTTCAGCCAGGGCGTTGCATCCTTCGTGCCGCGCTACATCCAGATCATCGAGCAGGAACTCGCCAAGGAGACCGCATGAGCGACGTCTACACCGATACGGAACACGCCGTCCTGGCCATCCTGCGGAGAGCGCCCTCTCTCGTTGGCGTCAAGACGTTCGAGGATGAAATCCGCGAATGCCTGTTCTCCGGGGACAAGCTGATCCAGGGATTCCGTCCCGAGGAACTGCCCGCGATCGCCGTTACCTGCATGCTGGCCCCATGCAAATCGGCTCCAATGACGGCGGGTGAGATTCGTTATTTCGTGCCGGTCACAGTGCTCGTCATCGTGCGCTCTAGCGACGCAGCGGAAGCGCGCGGACGGGCCACGGATCTGATGCGCCAGGTCGAAATCCTGCTGCACCAGGCGCGGCGCTCGAATTCGGGCTTGGGCGCGAACGCGTTCGTGACTGGCGACCTGGTTTCGAGCGTGATTGTCGCTCCGGAGAATCCCTTCTATTTCGCGGTGGGTACGGTTTCCGCGGAAATCACCAACGTGGTGGATTTATGAAGTTTACGACCGAGCAGCCCTCGGAAGGAGTGAAGTAATGCCTCAATCAATTATCGGCGCCTGGCGCGCATTTTCGCTGCTGAAGCAAGCCGACATCGCGACGGCGCAACCTGTCAACACGCGGTTGAACTTCGAGGGCGAACCCATGGAGCCCGAACCCGAGAAGTTCTACCTGAACGACGACGAGGTCACGGGCGAACTTCTCCCGACGAAGACGCGTCTGTTGACCAAGAAATTCTCAGGCAAGCACAAATCCAAGGCGTTCCCGCATATTGTCGGCCTGTTTGCCTCGATGGCGATGGGCAAGGACACGCCGACGCTTGTGGGCACAACGACGGCTTACAAACACAAGATCGAGATCGACAAGACCGTCGGGGAACTGCCGACTCGCACGATGGTCGAGAACGACGGCTTCAATCAAAAGGTCTACCGTGGCGTCGCCTGCACGGGCTTCACACTCAGCGGCCAACGGGGAGACTTCGTGGAGTTCGAGGCCGATCTGATCGGCGCCGGCGCGGAGGCCGATGACGTTACCGTCAAGCCGGACGGCGTCGACGAGAGCTACCTCGTCTATGGCGACGCGAATCTGTTTCGCGGCGGCACCTTCGACGGAACGGCGGTCACTGGGGGGACCAGTCTCAGCGCTCCGCTGCGGAACTTCAAGTTCAGCTTCAAGAACTCGGGCAAGGGCGTGTATCTGTTCGGAGATGGGAGCGGGAACGTGGGGAGCATTCGCCGCGGCTCGAAGTTTGAGGCGGAACTGGAGGCCGATCTCGAGTTGGAGGACTCCAGCCACCGCGATGCGCTGTTGGCCGGTACCGAGTATGTCATGAACATCCCGATTATCGGCGGAACGGCGAATGGTACGGCGAAGTACACCATCGAGGTGATTCTGCCGCGTGTGGTCTACAGGGAAGCCAAGAAGGGCGTCGATGACGGCACGCTGAAGGTGGCATCCAAGTTCGCTGTCCTTGCTCATCCGACTTACGGCGGCCCGATCATCCACGTCATCAACCTTCAGCAAGCCAGTTACCTGGCGGCTGCGTAGTGGTACAAGAACACGGCGCATTTGCGCCGGAGCGTTTAAGCGAGAGGAGATCAGATCACAATGCCATTGGCATTCAGCAGCAAAGTCCGGATCCCGGTCGATGTCTCGGGTGAAGTTGTCACCTTCATCTGCCGGAAGCCCACCGGGAAGGAAACCAGCCAGTTTCTCAACAAGCGTTTCGTCACTGAGCGAAACAAGGTGAAATCGCGGCTGTATGACGCGCGCCAGGACTTCGCGAATTCCATCATCGTCGACGTCGAGAACGCGACGTATGAGAATGCCGCCGGAGAGGTCCTACCCATCAACGCGCAGACCGTGCTCAGCGAGGAGGACAAGCGGTATTGCTCCGGCATCCTGGGTGAGCCGGTTGAGACATGGAAGGATTTGATCCCGCTCAATTGGAAGGTCGCCGTCGCCATGCACTTCGAAGATGCGCCGGAGGGGGAAGAGCCGGGAAACTGACCGAGCTCGTTCGCGGATACCTGGAATGCGATTACGAGGCCAAAGTTCGGGATTGCGAGAGGTGCCCGGCACCCGCGTCGGATCACGACGACGAAGGGTACTGCTCGGTCTGCAAACTGCGGCCTCTGAATCGACTCTACCCGCTGGAATTTCGCGAATGGGTGAACAATCTGATCCGGCTGTTTCTCTGGCACAAGGCGGGGTATCCGCTGGAACACGAGGGGCTCGACTATCAGCAGTGGCAGGGGTTGGCGACGATCACGCGCTACTACGAGGTGAAGGATGCCGAAGCGATGCTCAAAGCGTCGGCCGGCACGGCGGGGTAGACGGCGCGAAGAAGCGCAGTACCGAAATGATCAGGCCGAGCAACGCGGCGGCGGAACGGAGAAGGACGATGCGCACAGCCCTGAAGGCGAACAGCAGCAGAAAGCCTACGGCGATCGCGGTGAGCATCGACTCCATTGTCGCGCGCGGACGGGGGAGACGCAATGGCCGCTAATACCGTTGAAGCAACGCTGCGATCGCATTATTCGGACGGGGTCAGCAAGGCCGTCGAGAGCACCAGGCGCACGCTGGAACAGAACCTGCTCCAGATGCGGCAAGCTGGCACAGCGTTCGGTGATGCGTTCGGGCGCGCATTTCAATCCGCGACGGCGACCCTGGAAGACTGGCGGCGCCGCCTCAACAGCGCCCGGTCGGAGTCCGAAGGCACATTCAAGAGCATGGGCGTCGGCGCCGCGGCCATGGCAATCTCGTTCGGGCTTGCGACCGTGTCGGTCATCAAGAGCATTGGAGGCCTTCTGGTAAGCCTGGCACGCGAAGCTTCTGATCTTACGGAGTTGAAGCTCGCCTACGAAGGCCTGTCTAAGACCGTCGGCTGGCATGCCGACACTCTGGCCCGCTTGAAGGCTGCGACCGAAGGATTGGTCGGCTCGAACGATCTCCTGAAGAATGCGAATCGCGTGATGCAGTCCGGCGTCAAAGTCAGCGATTCGATGTATGTCGAGATGACGGAACACGTCTTCCGCCTGGCGAAGTCCGCCCGCGTCGACGGCGCGCAGGCGCTCAACACGCTGACTGATGCCCTGATTAAGGGGAATGCCAGAGGCGTCCAGGCGATCGGAATCCACGTCAACGTGAAGGACGCCATATCCGAAATGGCGATGGCCACAGGCCAACACACGTCCGCGCTGCAGGACTCCGCGCGGATGCAAGCGTTCTATACCGAACTTCTGCAGAAATTCCGCGACGCAGCCGCGAAACTTCCTCCCGACTTCATCAGTCTAGAGGACGCAATCACGCGAACCGACAAGGCACTGCGCGCTTACTTCCTCTCCTATGGTGAAGCGATCAACCGCTCGTCGGTGCTCCAGGAATTGCTCAAACGCGTGCTCGATGGTCTGAACGGCGCTTCGCAGAAGAGGGAAGATGTCGAGGCCCTGGCCAAGAGCGTCAACCGGTTTCTTCTGGGCGGTATGGAAGGGCTGGCGAAGCTGGCTGAAGTCCTCGGATGGTTCGCGAGTTTGTGGGACTTGGTGTGGTCCTCCGCCAAGACTGTGGTGAACGCCGCAGGCGCGATCATCACCAGCGTCCTGTACGTGCTTCAAATCGGGTGCGTCTCGCTTCTCCAGATCTTGGGAAAGCTGCCAGGCCAAACGGGCGCGACGTTCCGTGCGGCTGCCGAGAGCGCGCAGTATTGGGCTGACTACTTCGGAGAAGCGGCGAGACAGTTTGGCAACGGCTTCATAACGTCCTTCTCCGGCATCGGCGACACTCAACAAAAGCTCGACGGCTTTGCGGTTTCGACTCGTGTGTTGGCCGGAGACCTGGCAAAGTTCGTCAACCAGGTGGCCTCCGGCGCGGCCGGTACCCGGCAGCATGGCGATGCGGCGAGTGCTGCTGCGGAGCAACAGAAGAAGCTCAACGACCAGGTCAAGAAGTATGCGGACCTGCAGAAGGAACTGCAGTCCCGCAACATGAGCGCCGAAGCGAAGGCGATGAGCGATCTCGCCAATACGCTACGGCAAATTGAATCGCTCACCGAGATCAGTGAGGAGAAGAAGAACAACCTGCGGCGCCTGGCGTACAAAGCCTGGCTTGCGGAACAGCTCAAGCTGGCGCGGGAAGCCGCCAACAAAGAGTATGAACTCGCCAGGGAAACCCAGGACCTGATTCGTGCGGTCTCCACATCCGGCGCTGGAAACCTGAAGGACTGGAAAACGCCGAGTGTCCTGGGAGGACAGCAACCGAAGAACCTCGGTGACGACTTGGCCTATCGCAATTCGCGCGACATGGAGATCGCGCGGCGTAAAGAGTGGGAAGCGATCCAGGGTGCGGCGGGGGCCAATCGAACACGCAACGCTCCGGACACGGCAGCGTTTGATCCGCTGTTAAAACTCCATGATCAGTTGCAGAAGCTGAACGCGCTCAAGATGGACCCATTCCACCAGACGATGAGCGCGATGAAAGGCAGCATCCTCGACTTTGCGGCCCAAGGCGGGGAGGCGTTTGCCAACTTCTTCGCCGATCTCGCGAGCGGACAGGAGAATGCCGGAAAGAAGCTTTTGGCCGCTTTCATTGGCATGATCGGCCAGATGCTGGTTCGAACCGGCGTCCTACTGATTCAGACCGGCATCGCTGAGATGGCGTTAGCCAGTACCGTAGTTGGCCGATTCATGGGAGCCTCGCATGCCGCTGGTGCGCGCGCGCTGGCAACAGGCATCATTCTGTCCGCGATCGGCGGAACGATGATGGGTGTCGCCTCATCAATGGCGCAAACCAACGAAGTCGGTTCCAGCGGTACGTATCAGAACATTTCCAGCCCGACCAGCAGCACCGTCCAGGTGATCAACGTCGGCGCGGCGGGGCGCGCGCAGAATGCCGGTGAGGCATCCTCCTCGAGCACGAACAAGGTTGTCGGAGAGCTGGTGGTGCGCCTCGATCGAGGCGTGATCGTCGACGAGGTGAAGAGCAACATCCAACGCAACGGAACGTTGCGTACGGTGATACAGAACGCGTGAGGAAGACAGAGCAGATGAAGACACTGATTGCAATTTTGCAGTTGTTTCCGGCGATCCTGGCCGCGATCCGGGCGGCCGAGGAAGCAATTCCCCAATCCGGACAGGGCAAGACCAAGCTGGACCTGGTGCTCGGCGTGGTCCAAGGCGTCTATGACGCGAGTTCGGAGCTGCAGAGCTCGTTTAGTTGGCAGAGCCTGGTGGTCGTTATCACCAAAGTTGTCAGCAACGTGGTGACGGTCTTGAACGCCGCGGGCATCTTCAAGAAGACGGCGCAGGCGGCGGGCGCCGCAACGAGTTAGCGCGCAAGGAACGCCGTGCACTGAAGCGCGGCCGGTTCACTTTTCATTGGGCTGGCCGCGCATCGTTTGAACGTGGAGAATTGAGTGGCTGACTTTCCAACATCGCCGAGGCCCAGTTACCCGATCCAGGAGACGGCTACGTCGCCCGAGGTGCTGATCTCGAAGCACAAGGACGGCAGTGAGCAGCGCCGCCTGAAGGGAGCCGGCACCAAGCGCACCTTCGTGCTGTCGTTCGGATCCTCGCTGCCAATTACGAATGCCGAGCGCCAGGCGGTCGAGACGCACTGGATTGCAAACTCCACTCTTCACTCGTTCAACTGGACGCATCCGGAGCGCGGTGAAACGATCTTGGCGCGCTACCTGGAAGCGCCGAGTTTCAATCACGTCGGCTACGACGCTTATGAAGGCCAGGTGAAACTGCAGGAGGTTCCGGCGTGATTCAGATTTCCTCCGAGTTGCACGCAGCGCTGAACGCAACGGCGAACCAGCCGCTCGATCTCTACGAGCTGCAGCTCGCTTCGGGCACGCGCTACTACTCGACCGAGGACATTACCTGGAACGGACACCGGTACCTGCCGTATGTGGAGTCGCGGAGCGCGATCAAGCGCTGCGATGGCGGCGAATTCGACCGCGTGACGGTGACACTTTCGAACGTCGACACGGCGCTGTCACAACTATTGTTGGGCGATGATATCGAAGGCCAGACGATAGTCATCCGCAAGATCGATCGGTCTGTGGCCTCGGATTCCGTTGTGCTGTTCCATGGCATGATGGAACGGCCCAGCCGGATCAACGAGAAGACCGCCTCGATCGAGGCCGTCGAAATCCTCGGATCGATCGAACACGAATGCCCGTCGCGGCCGTTCTGCCTGCTCTGCCCGTGGGATTTCAAATCGTGGGAATGCGGCTATGAGGGCCCGGAGACCGAGTGCAACAAATCCTGGGCCCGTTGTTCAGAGCTCGAAAACACGGCCGGCTACGGCGGCTTCCGGTTCATCCCGCACTCGGGAACCTACCAATACGAGGAAGTCGAGAAGAAGCGGTTTCTGCTGCTGTTCAGCCGCAAGAAGTCGAAGACGATCACGGCCACGTACAACTCGATCGACGACACGCCGTACGATGTGCCGATACCCATCATCCTGGGGCGTGTGCAGATCGCCGGCATCGTGATCCAACACGCGGATGAAGGATCGACTCTCAAGGTGCTCGCGGCGCTGTGCTTGGGGCCTATCAATAGCATCTTCTACGTACGGGCAAACACAACGATCGTCACTGACTGGACGCCTCACACGGGCCAGCGGCACCAGACCGCGGATGCAAGGTTCCCCAACTCCTACGGCTATAATCTGCTGGCTTATTGCGGCATCACGGTTCCTTCGGATGTCCGCTCCGTCGACAGCGCACCGACGATCACGGCCGTCGTGTTGGGCTTGCACGTCCCGCGCTTCGACGCGCAGGGCAGGTATATTGACTACTCCTGGAGCGACAACCCGATCTGGTGCACGCGCCGGTTCATGTCGATGCCGCTGCTCGAAGGCGGCATGGGCGTTCCTGAAGAGCTGATGGACGACGCGGTGCACTACCAGGAGGCCGCCTATTGCGATGAGCTGATCGTCAACACGACGAATGATCAAAAAATCTATGCTCCGGTGGATCCTCCGCCGAGCGTGGTGGTGGGAGACAACTACCAGCGCTACCAAAGCACGGGCGTCGATGGCACCAATCCAGAGGTCGACGGCCCGTACAGCACGTATGAAGCCGGCGTGGACGACGACACCAGCACGACGGTTACGCCGGTCAATGTGAAGCGCTTCACGATGAACGTGGCCGTGGCCAAGCAAGAGAAGGCGGTTGACATTCTCTACAAGAAGCTGTTGCCTTCCTTCCGCGGCTACATCACGAAGAGCAAGGAAGGCAAGCTGCAGATCCGGTGCGAGCGGCCGGTGGCAAATTCGGCCGTCGATGAAGCGACCGCCGTGAATAGCGACGTGGTCTCGACGCGCCCCGGTGAGGCCCTTCGGTTCAACGCCGGCGACTTGATCCTCATAGGCGCTCTGACGGCGCATGCCGAGGTGCGCCAGGTCCTCGATCGACCAGCCGATGCCCAACTCCGGCTTACGGTGCGCACGGAATTCGCGCACGATGCCGGAGAGATCATCCACCTGGTCGCGCAGGAGTTCACCGACGCGAACATCGTCGGGAACCTCGAATATCCGCTCTCCGATCGCCAGCCATCGACCAACCGAGTCACGATCAAGTACGTCGATTCACCAGCCGGTTTTGAATCCCGTGAGCTTCGAGTCAACGACTACGAGCACCAGGCTAAGGTCCACAAGGTAAACAACGAGGACCTGGACGGAAGCTGCATCGACAACTACTTCCAGGCCTGGCGTATCGGCCAGTGGCGACTCGCGAAGTACCGCGATCTCGGCAAGTTCATCAGCTTCACAGCGGACATCAAGGCGTCGCTACTGGAAATCGGAGACGTGATCGCGGTTTCGGCGGCTGAAGCGGGACTGCAAGCAGTGCCGTTTCGCGTGATCGAGGTCTCATACGAAGAGAACGACGAAGTCGGCGTCGTAGGTCAGCTTTACAGCCTGGGCGTCTACGACGACTCCGCGCCGCGGACATCGGTTGCTGTTCCCGGCATCTATAATCCGATCACGTCGTCCGTTGCCGCAGCACCCAAGCCCACAGCTCTCACGGTCGAGCTTCGAACCGAGGTTGTCGGTGGAGTTCCGTGTTTCAGGTTCCATGTGCAGGTCACGAGCGGCGGTGGATCGACGGTGGGATTCGTCGCTCAGGCCCGGTACTTCTCTGATGCCGCGGCGCAGACCCCAATCTCGGAATTTGTGGGTCTTACCTGGAGCGACCCGAGCACGGCCACGTTCGACACACGCTGGGAACCATTGTCGGACGTCCAAGAATATGCGCGAGTTCGCGTCGCGGCGCAGAACGCCGACAACCAGCTCAGCGAATGGGTTGAGAGCGAGATCCTCGCGAAGCCCGCATCGTCCGGTCTGGTTACTGGCGCTGCGCCAGCCCCTCCGACCAGCGTTGTAGCCGTCGAGTCCTCTGGCGAGCGGTGGGCCGATCAGAATGCTCTCGTCTACACCAAAGTCATCGTCTCAGTAACGCTGCCCCAGGATAGCCCGGCAAAGTGGCTCACTGTCTGGGCCCCGAATTACGCTGGCAACGGCTTCGACCTGGTCGGCAAATGGTATGTCGGAGAGACCATCAAGTTCGATCGCATCGTCTTGAAGGGCGGCGCGACCTGGACAGTGAAGGTGTCGGCCGGCAACGAGCATGGTGACTCGGATGTGGTTGAGAGTGCGAGCTTCCAGGTGGCCGCACTGGCAGACTCTTCGGCCAATGGCATCACCGGCGCCTCTCTGGGGAGCGTCGTCTACGGCAACGGTTATGAGGGCGTCGGAACGCAGCGCTGGTGGGGCCTCGACCACGTAAGGTACACGCTGCCCAGTGCCGACCTAAATTTCTGGACCTCGCAGTTGACCGTTCAGAAAGTAGATGTGAATGGGAATGCGGCGCCCGACAATGAAGGGATCGAGCGCGTGGTAGTCGAGCAGGCTGGTGCGGGCCGCGTCATCGATTTCCCGATTTCGTATTGGACGATTCCGGATCCGGCGTCGGCTTACCGTTACTTCCGCTTCCGGCTTTACACCCTGAGCCGGAATGGAAACCGCGTGCTGCAAACCACCTGCTGGTCTGGCTCTGCTTACGTGCAGGTCGAGGTGGGCGCGACCACGGGTCCATCTGACGTGCTCGAGTTCCGGGCCGGGCGCTCACAGGGAGACGGCAGTTTCCAATCCTCGATGTACTGGGATGACCGCCGCCAGAGAATGTTGATCGACTGGGCGTGCCTGGCTCCGGCAGATCGAAGCAATTGGTCCGGGATTCAGCTCTGGATTCATTCCCCCAAGGGCTACAGCCGCGCGGCCTCGATTCCGCTAACGGAATTCACCCGCACCGACGACGGCGACCTCTACCTGTATGACACCATCGCGATCGAGCCGGACAGCATTCCGGATCCAGCGGAGACCTGGACGCTCATCTGCGCCAGCGTGGACATCTATGGCCAGGTGAGCACCGATGGGAATGGGAACCCCAGTGGTGCAACGGTCGCGCTGAGCACCCTGTCTAATGCCATTTACGTCTCCGCCTTCACTGCGGAAGCAGTGTATGAAACAAGCGAAAGCGGAGACCTGACGTTCCGGCTGCGCGGCAGTTGGACCAACGCTGTAACGCCACGGTACAAAGGCGTCCGCGTGATCATGCAGGGCTGGGACGCCGGCGACATCACGGTTGCCGATGCACTTGAAGGGGAGTCGGCCTTCGCCTCGAAAACTTTGGCTGTGCCGAGTTCCGCGAAGGCTGTCACATTGTATGCGGTCCCGGTTTACGGGGATGGCACTGTTGGGGCCGTCGTAGCCGGCACAACTCCGTCCGTTGCCCTGGTGATTCAGCGCACCAATGGGAGCGCGGGTGTAGAATACGCGAGCCTTGTGACCGGCTTCTCCGCGGCCGTGGCGAGCCCTGCCTATGGGACCAATGGACAAGGCCAGCGGGTGCTTCGGGTGAATCTGTCCTGGACAAATCCAAGCGACGCGAAATACGGTGGAGTCGCACTGTACGTGATCTGGGTCGATGGGCGCACGTACCAGATCAGCGGCGTCGAGCGCGGAACGTCGCTTCAGTGGAGTACGCCGAATTTCCCGTCCGCAGCGGCTAATGCGACGTTCTACGCATGCAGTGTCGACACCAACAACCGGCGCAATTCCTACGTGGAGGGCACTACGCCGGCAGCCACGATAAGCATCCCTGCCGTCCCGGTTGACGGCACCGGGCAGGAATACTGCCAGAACATCTCGAACTTCAGCGTAAGCGTGAGCTATCCGTCCACCGCGGACGGCACATCTCGGGCTGTTGTGACCTGCTCGTTCACGGCTCCGTCCGATAGTCGGTGGGGCGGCGTTGAGATCCGCACCAGCAATGATGGTCTGGAATACGTTACCCGCGTGAAGGGATCGGCGACCAAGCTCACTTTTGAAGTGCCGGTTGGGATCTCGTACACCACTTACAACGTGATGGCCGTGAGTTATGACGTCAACGGACGGCTCAACACTGGGGTGCTGGCCTACACGCCGTACGTGAACATCGGCGTCGGTACATCGGCCGGACAGTTGGACCTGTCGAAGGCGAAGGCCAGCACCTACGATTCCAATATTTTCATCATCCAGGACGGCAAGCTGAAAGTCTGGGCGATCGATGGAAGCCTCATTGTTACCGGCTCAGTAACAAGCGCGAAGCTCAATACGACTGAGATTTCCGTGGGAGGCGGCGGGAGCAAGCCGGGCAAGTTCGGTGTCTATAATGCCTCCGGCACCCAGATCGGTTTTATCGGGGTGGAAAGCAGTTACGAAGGCGCCTGGTTCAAGCAGTTCCGGGCCGGCGGAACCGGCGCCGGAAACGCGCCTCTGGTGTGCGATTCAAGCGGGAACTTCAAGCTGGCCATGTCCAATTCGGGCTGCCAGGTGACGATGGATCAGAGTTCGTCGGTTGGCCCGTTGGTGGTTACGCACACTTCAACCGGCCGGCGCGTGTGGGTATCTCACAGCGATACCTATGGAAGTGGCTTGTACATCGACCTGGGGGCGGCATTTGTTTCTCCCTGCGGCCGTTTCGTAATCACTTCTGACGGCGCAGCTTTTTCGCTATCACCAAGGACGATGCACGCGGCGTCGATATCTGGCGATTCTTCTGCGATTCATTTCAATATCTCCGTCGCGGACCTGAGCCGGTCATTGGCCGTCGACATCGACCGCAGTTCGACGTCGTATCTGACGCTGAACAACATGGGAATCAAGGTGGACGGCACTTACGAGGCCCAGACCGTGGACATCCCGTACACGAAAGCGGATGCGTCCACTGGCACGTTGAACTTCCGGCGCGGCCTTTTGGTCAGTTATTCGTAGAGCAGTTCCAGGGGTAAACAACACATTATGAAAATCACCATTGAAATCGACGACGCAACGGCGTCCAAGCTCCAGACCATCACGCAGAGAATGACGAAGCCGCCCAAGAAGCAGGCTGACGGAAGCACGCTCATCGAGCCGATGTTTCCGACTTTGGGCGATTTCATCGCGGAAATCCTGAGCGCGAACTTCCAGCAGCATTTGGGCGCAGATCAGGATGAAGCGATCACCGCGAAGCGGAAACAGATCGAGGCGCTGGAAACTGAAATCCGCTCCAGGTTCCGGCCGACCGTGCAGATCGGAGGGACCGCCAGTGCCAAATGAGGCACCTAAATTCAAGGTCCACATCAAGAGGACGCTCGCCAAGTTCGACGGCGAGTACGAGCCCGGCAAACAGCCGGTGGAGACGATCACGGAAGAATTCGATGAGGAGGTAGACTATGGGACTTACCAACGCCTTCAGGGACTTGGCGGCGAGTGCGATCTTCGGCAACACGATCACGCCGTTCAACAACGCCAATAGCCAGATCGGGGTCGGCGACAGCAGCACCGCATTCGCGGCGGCGCAGACGGATCTTCAGGCTTCTTCCAATAAGTTGCGGAAAGCCATGGACACTTCGTATCCGACGCTTGCCGCCAACGTGCTGACGTTTCGGTCGACTTTCGGGACGGCTGAAGCCAACTTCGCCTGGAACGAATGGGGCACATTCAACGGTTCCAGCGGGGGCTGTATGCTCAACCGCAAGGTGGAGAGCCTGGGCACGAAAACGTCGGCCCAGAGTTGGCAGATCACCGCGACGATCACTCTGAGCGTGTCGTAACATCGCCATGAAGGTCGAAGTCAAATTCGCGTGGGTGGATCAGCGCGAGAACTATGCACGGGCGCTGATCCGCCTATATTTGGTCGACGACGTCGCAATTGCCGCGGCCCAAGCCGAAGCTCAAGCCAAAGGGGAGGGGTCGCTGTGCATGGTCCCAGCCGGCGCCAGGACGCTTATCGTGGAGAAAGTCGTCGAACGATTCCAAAGGTTGGATCGCAGCCAGATCGACTCGTTAGCAAATGCACTGGCGGCTATTGAAGCACTGAAGAGGACACTCGATGTCATCAAAGCGATATGAGCACTGTGAACACTGGCTTGCCTTCGACGAGCGGTGGTTTGCCAGGCATCAAGCGCTTCTTCTGTGGTTCCTGAACGGGCCGTTCCGCTGGTTGGCCCGGTGGATGTTGCGGATGCGTGACAATCGCGACGTCCACGCTGTCGGGCCGAATCGCCACATTGTCGCCCTCGGCGGCCGGACGTTTCAGGCTTGTTTTTACACTCATTGGAAATACTCGAAGCGGCTGTACTTCTCGCTGAAACCGTTGTGGTGGCTGATGCACGGCTGGGATCGTCTTATTTCAGCCAGTTTGGAACCCGCTTTGGGCTTCGGCTTCGACACGTTGACGGCCTATCCTGACCCAGACCCGGAGACGAGTACCTTTGATGGCGTGGTGTGTCGTTACAACGTCAACGAGACGTGGAGCGCAATACGCGGAGGGGACGGCAATGCTTGGACTGACACCGGCACCGCTGGGCCTTGTCTCTACCTGGCTGCGACAACCACATCGGGCCAGTTTGGATATCTGTATCGAAGTATTATGCTCTTCGATACAACGGCGCTTGGCAGTGGGGCCACCATCTCCGGGGCGACTCTTTCGGTCTACGGATCTGCAAAGGCAAGTAGTTTGGGGACGACCTCAGTTGAAATCGTTTCGAGTAACCCAAGTTCAAACACTGGGATGTCGACCGCAGACTACCAGAGCCTTGGCTCGACCTCATTCGGTTCCATCGCTTATGCTTCATACGCGACGAACGCTTACAATAACGTCTCACTGAATTCGAGCGGCATTTCCAACATCAACAAGTCAGGCGTCAGTAGATTCGGCGCTCGGTTCGGATGGGACTTATCCGGTACTTTCGGCGGCACTTGGGGATCGCAAAACGGGTTCAACATCGGCTTCTATTTCGCGGATCAGTCAGGCACCACCTACGATCCCAAGTTGGTGGTGACGTATACACCGGGGCCAACAGGGAAGACATCCTCCGATTCCGGCTCTCTTTGGTCAACGGAAGGCAGCGGAAATAGCCTGTATTCTGGCCTCGCGGATGCCGGCTCAATGGCGGCGAGCGAGTCGAGCGGCAACGCCTTGACCTCATCCTTGGCGGATTCTGGGGCACTTACGGTGGCCGAAGCATCTGCCAACCTACTCTCGTTGGCACGGGCTGATTCTGGTTCAGTGAGCGCCACGGAAGCGGCCAATATGGCCGTCCTTGTGCTCCTGGCGGCTGTCGATTCCGGGGTGATGACGGCCCAGGAAATCTCGAATCTGGTCGCCGTGTTGAGCGCGTCGGATTCCGGCGCCCTGGCCGGCACGGAGAGCACGGGTAATTCCCTGTGGTCAGTTCTGGTTGAGGCCGGGGTGCTGACTGCCTCTGAACTCGCGCAGATCAGCAGTATGTCCGGAGTCAGCGACCTTGGCTCATTGTCGGTGCAGGAAGCGGCTGCGGTCCTGGCTAAATTGCTGCAATCCGATGCGAGCAACTTGTCGGCCATTGAAGCGGCGATCATCACTGCCATTACAGCCTTGTCCGCAAGCGATTCCGGGTTCCTCAGCGCGGTTGAATCGGCGCTCTGCAAGATCATCGAACTGCCGGCGCCATCGAGCGCCGCCATGCGCGTAAACCGGTGGTTGCGGCCCGCCGGATCCGCCGTGCGCATCAGCAAGTGGTTGAGGCAAGCCTAGGGAGGTATCCAATGAGAGCTCTTTTCCTGATCATATTGACGTGCGCCTCTCTGGCCGGGCAGACGATTCAAGGCCGTTACCCAATAGACCCACACGGCTATATAAATCATGTCCAGACTTTCCGCGGCGCGAACAACTTCAGCGTGGATCTTCGGGGGGAACCCGACAATCGAGAAGGCACCTGGGGCCGGGCCGGTTACCACGTCTCCGTGGTGACCTTCCGACCACCGGCCGGCTACAGGGTCCGAATCCTTCGGGCCTACGGGGATCTACTTGCCTGGCCGCGTGGAGTCCCCCCGGCCGGAACCTTCGCCGGGGTATTATTTGGCCTTCAAACGACGGCGGCCGAAGGCAGCACTCGGGCGGATTGGCTGGCCGATAACACGATGCTTTACCTTCAGGGCGCCGTCTCGGATCGCGGTCGCGAACGGCTTCCGTTTGATGTGAAGATCAGCGATGGTTTGCTTGAGCCAGATAACAAACTGCTCTACAAGTTCGCCACCTGGCTGAACGATACCGGACTCGAAATCCACATGGAGGCCAGCCTTACCCTGGTGTACCGGTTCGAGCAGGAAACAAGGAAATGAATCTCTCCGATCTCAGACGCGCGATGCCACACGCCGGGTCTCGCTTGGATCTCTATAGCGGACCGCTACTCGATGCGATGCACCAGGCCGACATCAACACACCGTTGCGCGCAGCGCATTTCCTCTCCCAGGTGGGGCACGAGTCGGCAGACTTGCTTTACACCGAGGAGTTGGCCAGCGGCGAGGCATATGAGGGCCGCGCCGACCTGGGAAACAACCAACCGGGCGACGGCCGCCGGTTCAGGGGCAGGGGCCTACTGCAGCTCACCGGGCGCGCGAATTATGCCGCCTTTGGGGCCGCAGTGGGGCGGGACCTCCTGACGGACCCCGGCTCCGTCTCGCGCGATCCTGCGCTCTGCGTCGGCGTTGCTACGTGGTTCTGGGCCCGGCACGGGCTCAACGCCCTGGCAGATGCAGATGATTGCGCGGGTATCACGCGGCGCATTAACGGCGGCGTGAACGGCTTGGCAGACCGCCGCGCGCGGTTGGAGGTGGCCAAGGCCGCTCTGATTGCGCCGGAGGGAGTACAGGCATGATCGACTGGCTGAAGGCGCACGCATCCCCCTGGTGGGCGCTCGCGCTCCTGCTGTGCTGGCCTGTGCTCGAGCTGGGAGTGCTGTTGCACCGCACGCGACCGGCTGTCGAGGCGTCGGTGTGGCAGGCGTCCTGGCTGTTCGACTGCACGCGCAATAGGGCGTGCCTCTCGTCGCAGACAGCGGGCATGATCGGCGCGGCCCGCGCGGCATCGGTGCAGAGCTATGAGGCCAGCAAGGCCGCCCGGGCGACCGCTCAAGAAGTGGCCGGCACGGTCCGCGAGGTGCGGCCGCACGTAGTGGCCACAGTGCGCAATACTGAGCAGGCCACGGCAGAGCTAGCCGCAGCGATGCACCAACTATCAGGAATTGCCGGAGAGTTGCGGGACCAACTTTCGCCGATCCTGGCCAGCACGAACGCCGATCTTCAGCAACTCGACGCGAACCTGGAGTCCATCCAGCGGCTCACCGACGGGTTGGACGCGCAGATCCGTGCCGGCGGGCCGGTGGCGTCGGAAGATCTCCAGAAACTCGGCGTGGCCATCGACAGCATCAACACGCTCGTGGCCGATCCCCACTTGGCGAAGACCCTGGCGAATACTGAGCGCGCCACGAACGGCATGGCCGGCGCGGCTGAATCCATCGACTTCGCGCTTCGCCCATGGCGAGCACGCGCGGGGCTTCTGAAGACCATTCTCAGCAGGGCTTTTGGTATTGTGAAACTGACCTACCCGATCAAGTAG